GCTATGTAGGGTCCTGAACCACGGCAACTGCGGCGGCTCCAGATTGAACCGTTTACAGGCCCGCTCTACCGCCTCGTTTGCAGCCTGCCGGGTAAAGGCAAAGTAGCCTATGTGTAACGGGTCCACCCCAGAGGACAGGGCCTCATCTACTTTGTTCAACAGCGCGGTGGTCTTGCCGGTGCCGGGCGGTCCGTAGATGCGGAATATTTTACTCTGTGTCATAGCCCTGCTCCGACAGCCGTTGCTTCAGCAACGCAATGCTGCCCGCACCAAGGTTGGGGATGTTATCTATTTTCTTTTTTGGTACAGACCAACCGAAAACAGGAGCTTCAGCACGTTCGATAAACTCTTCAAAGGTCAGGTCGTACAGGCCCTCGTTTCTAAGGCAGTTGCGAACTCTACGGGGCAGAACGAGGTGGCACATTTTGGTGGGCTTGTCCAAACACTCAATCTCTTGCTTCCAGCGGATGTAACGTGAAACGGTTTCCACGATTTGTTCTACACGCTGGCGTGTTATTCCCAACTCATCTCCGATTGATTTGTATGTGCGAAGTTTCACAACACGTTGTTCATGTATGTAAAGATCACGATCTTTCATCAAAAGGGTGCCTCCCCTGTTCCGTTGCCAAAGCTTGGTGCGTTGATTTCTGTTTCTTCTTCATCAAATGCGGGCACTTCCCAGACGCGAATGGGGCGGTTTTTGATTTTCAACAACCGGCTTTGCCCGCCGAGATCTCGCAGTCGCTGCGCTATCTTGTGTGTCTTGTACTCAAAGAATTTGTTGCGCTTTAGAAATGCCTCAAAGTCTTTAAGCCTGAAGTAAGTCAGGCCCTCTTCTTCATCCGTCCACGGCTTCTTCAGTAGTATTTCTTCTTTGTCGTTGGCCTTCTGCATGTGAGCGCAGAACTCTTCCAAGTAGTCATTAAACTGACCGCTGATACTGGCATCTTCTGCAACGTCGATGATGGCGCTTTCATTTTCACGCATCTCATTCATCAACGCGCCGATCCGGCCCTCCCAGACAGGCTTGCCCACGGTGCGCGGCATAAAGTTAAGTTGCTCCAGACAGGCTTTCTGAAACGTCGCTTGGTTCAACAGAGCCTCGGTGTCTAGCTCCAAGGGCTCCCCGTTTACATCCAAAAACCAGACCGGCGGGTTGGAATTGTATTTGCGTAGATTAGCTATGGCCGCGCCTTGTATAGCCGCGCCAATCCCGTGTTTTCGGGTCTGACACAACTCTTTGTTACAATGTGTAACAATCGGTGCGTCACTGCACCGATAGGCGTAATCCTTCTTTTCAAGCTGCTTGGCGACTATGTTGACCTCGTTCAGAGGTAGCGGCGGGTCCAGATACTGCATGTTATATGTCAGTATCTCTGACTCCCAGCTATCTGGATAAGCCTTGCGTAAGTACACGCCAATATTAAACAGGCCATTGTTGCGCCCGCCCTCGGATATCATGCTTTTCAGCAGGAACTGAAGGCACGGCGGACCGTCCTTCATTGGGGACGTATCGCCGCTGTCACCTATCTGAAGCTTTGTCACCTGTTCCGGCGTCTGCTTGTGAGCCTCATACAGCGCGAAGAACTCTTCCAAGGTGCCAGAGGTGCCATCGTCCTTGATAGCGTAGCGTAGGCCGTCTTCTGCGTCGTAATACGGCAGGTTCAGAAAGTTACCTACGTCGTCGCGGTCTAGGTGCAGCTTGATCTGCTTTGGGAAGACCTCGCTCCCGCCGTAGCCCAGCGCAGCAGATATCTGTTGCAGCGTAGACTGCATGTCCTTGGCGTCGATCCAGTCGGTAGTAAACAGGAAACAGTGTGCGCCACCTGACTTTGACCGGCAGACCACCAAGGGCAGTTTAAGTTTGCGTATCTTCTCAACAAGCAGCTTGTGGTCGAGCGGGTATTGATCGACATCAATACAGCCCCAGACGCACTTGTTGTCTTCGTTAATGGGGATGATACCGACGCTGCGCCCCTTGCCGGACAGGTGGCCCTCCCAAAGAGCCGTGGTCCGTGGTTCGCGCACGATAGCAGCCCGCCCGGTATTCTTACCGTTCGCTTGTTGCTTCTCGACTTTGTATGTGCCGTAAGCAAGCTGTAGGCCATTAAATATGGCTGAAAAAGTATCAACTGACATGTGTGCCCCCAAAAAGGACGGGGCGGCAGGGTTCCGTGCTTCCCTACCGCCCCGACTTTTTAGAACGGTACGTCGTCGGAGTTGTTACCCCCGCCCACGGACTCGTCCTGATGCTTCACAACCACATCGCCCGCTGCGATAGATGCAGCAAACTCTTTGGCACGATTGTAAGTGGCGGCATCTTTTACCGGACCGGTACGGCTCATTTCCCAACCGTGCCAACTGCCCTTAGAGTTTTCCTCGCTAATTGTTTTCAAGTGGTACAAGTGACTGAAGCGTGGCGGTGTAAACGGTCCGTTCTTGCCTTGCATGGTCAGCGAAGAGATCATGCTGTTCCACTTGCGCGACTTCTTGAGTTGCGTAGACTTCATGGCAATCAGTGCGGTTTCAACCGTACCGTCTTCGTGCATGACCAAGACAAAGTGCTGATGCGTCTCTTCAATGTACTGTCCACTACCATCTGTCAGATACTCTTTGTTATCTTCGGCAGACCGCTCCGTTTTTGGCATAGCCTCACCCGGTACGTAGATAGCCACAGGAGCGCCCGTTCCTTCGCCTCTAGGGGCCCATTGGATGAACCGACGCTGGTAAGCACACGGAATGACTTGTATGCCCTCCTTGCCCTTCAGAACCGCACCAGTGACGCTATTGTAAATGTCACCTTTGCGGGCATCCTCCAGATGGTCTAGCTCTTTACTCATGCCGCCCAGAACTTTCAGGAACGGCAGGGCAAGATCTTCTTGACCCATGTTTTCCAAACCTGCTCCGGCATCTGCCTCAAACATGGTTGGATCGAACTGAATTACTTCAGCAGTCTTGGTCGCAGCGACCTCATTTTTCTTATCAGCCATTTTATTTACCTCTCTTGACGATAGCTCTTTGCCCGATAAATGCCCCGAAGAGCTCCATTGGGAAGTCGTCACCATTTTCAACACGTTCCTTGACAAAGGCACGAAGCGTTTGGTGGTGGATTTCTGTCTTTTGATTCGGCTCGTAGCCTTCTTTTTTGGCAAAATCTTGGAAGGCCGACGCTTTGTCGTCTTCGCCCCTGCCAAATTCGCACGTGACCGTATTCTTGATGATGTCGTCATAACCCTTCTCCCGTAACCACTCGTAGGCTTTGGGACGGTTATCCAGCAGAATTGTCGCCCCATAAGTTTGCTTGACAGTAACTTCAGACCCATCATCCAACGTCATGCTGGATAGACCGATTTCTGCCAACATGGTCGGCAGTTCTTCATCTGTCATCTTACGGAGTTTTTTGCGGGCACTTTTAAGGTCCGCTTCAAGAGAGTCTATGTATTCCTCTTCTTGACGTATGGCTTTTGCCATACCAGCGACCGTGGTGAGATCACCTTGGTCTAGTTTCTCAACGGATTTGGACAGGCTTGTCTCAAAGTCCTCTTCCATCATGTCAAATATATCGCTCATCGCGTTTCTCCTTCGTGGATAAAAGCCCTGTCGGGCCTTGACTAGACGTATATATTCTCATATGTTCGCATAGTCAAGGAGAAAAAGATGCGGGATTACAAATTCAAGACAAAGCCGTTTGATCACCAGCAAAAAGCATGGGACGACTCGTGGTCCGCGGACTATTACGCGCTGTTCATGGAGATGGGGACAGGCAAGAGTAAAGTCGCGATTGACACTATCGGCGCTTTGTATAAGGCCAGAGAGATAAGTGCTGCGCTTATCTTGGCACCAAAGGGTGTGTATGACAACTGGGTCAAGGGCGAGATACCTTCGCACCTACCGGATGACATAAAGCGCACGGTTGTGCGTTGGACGCCGTCTTCGGCTAAAAAGTTTCAAGAAGAGATGAAGGAGTTGGTGTTTCAGCCGTTTGACGGGCTGAAGATATTTGTGATGAATGTCGAGGCGTTGTCCACGCCGCGTGGTACTAAGGCCGCGCAGATGTTTATGATAAAGAACTGCGCCAACATCATGGTGGTAGACGAAAGCACGACGATCAAAAACCGTAAGGCTACCCGCACCAAGAACATAATGAAGCTAGCCGAGGACGCCAAGTATAGACGTATCCTGACCGGCTCACCCATCACTAAGAGCCCTATGGATTTGTTCAGTCAGTGCGCCTTCCTGTCTGACCGGGCGTTGGGTTTCAATAGTTACTACGCTTTTCAGAACAGGTACGCGCTAGTGCAGAAGCGCAGCATGGGCACCCGTGCCTTTCAAGAGATTGTGGGATACCGCAGGCTGGATGAGCTCAACGAGAAGTTGGATCAATTCAGTAACCGCATCTTGAAAGAGGAGTGTCTTGATCTGCCGGACAAAATGTACATACGCCGGGATGTCGAGCTTACAGAAGATCAGAAGCGCGTCTACAAGCAGATGAAGAAGCTGGCTTTGGCAAAGCTGGACAATGGTGAGTTGGCTACCACCGCCAGTGTTCTGACGCAGATCATGCGCTTGCAGCAGATATGCTGCGGTTTCTTGCAACCGGATGAAGGCGAGATAGAACCGATAGACAACAACCGGCTAAAGGAATTGCTGGAGATAACCGAAGAGCTACAGGGAAAAGTTATCATTTGGGCGTCGTACACATACGGCATTCAACAGATAGCTTCGGCCCTGCGCGACCGCTTTGGGCCCGAAGCGGTCGCAACCTATTATGGCGCAACCCCGCAAGATGAGCGGCAGGACATTGTAGACCGGTTCCAAGACCCGGACAGTGCACTGCGCTTCTTTGTGGGACAGCCGCTAACCGGCGGATACGGCATCACTCTGACCGCGGCCAATACCGTCATCTACTACAATAACAGTTATGATCTGGCTATCCGGCTTCAGTCAGAAGACCGGGCGCACCGCATTGGGCAGCAGAACAAGGTCACATACATTGACCTTGTGTCGCCGAGCACGATTGACGAGAAGATTCTGAAGGCCCTACGCGAGAAGATCAATCTTGCCGGTGAGGTGCTTGGCGAGAAGGCTAGGGCTTGGCTGCTCTAAAATTCAACAAATCGGAAGGAAACCCTTTGAAATAAGGCTCTTCTTCCGTATCTACAATTAATGGACGACCACCTGCGGCAATGTAATCCCTGTAATTAGACACCGCCGCGCCTCTCTGACCACGAAAATCTTCTATTAGTTCTTGAATTTGTTCGACTTGGTTTTGGTGAAAGATCTTTCTGTTAGCCGTAATACCCATAAACTCAAAGGGGTTTACCTTGTCCCGCTCTTTAATGTGGTACAGCAGTTTGTCCTCTAAATCCTTTTGGTAATTATACGCCCCTACATCTACCTCTTCAGGGGTAGCATATCGTAAAGTATCCACATCCGGCATACTTCCGTCGGGTTGAAGCTCCGCCGCGCTTATTTTTTCTTGACGAGCTAACTCTTTTAATGAAAACAAACCGCCACCACCTTGAGCCCTTAGAGCATCCAACTCTTGAGACGCCTCATCCATCCGAGCTAGTTCTTCTGGCGAAAACAAACCGCCAACACCTTCTTGAACTGGGACATCTCCGCCGTTTTCAAAACCGATTGGAACTTCCGTCACCCGACCCTGTGCGTCAACCTCTACCCTTGTAGGAACAAAAGCCCCCGTAGTTCCTGCGTAGGGGTTTCCAAGGCTTGCTGAATCAGATAAGTCCGACAAGTCTACCACTCGGTTAGGTCCCGAAATATCCCCTAAAGTAATGCCTCTTGCGGTTGGGGCTAACCCCATGTATGGAGATACTCTTTCTACCCCTTGAGGATACTCAAGTTGAGTTCGATCTTGATTAGCAAGAGCTTGGTCTCGTGCAAAAGCCTGTGGATCTTGCTGAGCAATATCTATTTTATAATTAAGTCCAACACTTCTGTTTTGCGGGTCTATTGTAGGCTCTAAACGGCCCGGCCCTATTTCAAACCCACCAATGTTGACGCTGCTTGGAACGTCAAACTTCTCAGCCAACCCCTGAATAGTTTGACCCGTGGACGGCGGCACCTGACCTACGGACAAACCAGTATTACCCAGCGAAATGGCGTCCTCATAAACTTGATTTGGTGAGTCAAATCCCACGGACATGTCTGAGAAGTCAAGCAGGCCGCTAATCCCAAACCTCGGTTCTTCTACATAGCTAACAAGTGGACTCTCCGTGGTTCGTGGCGCTGCTGCCGGTTCTACCACCGCGCTTGGGAACATCTCTGCGATACCCATAGGTC